GTGACCTTACGGCACATGAGAATTGGCCTAACTTAGAAGATGCCGACTGGCCTACAGCGCCTTAAGTGTAGATTGATACGGCAAACAGAAAGACTGATAAATGGACAAACGTACAGTATCATCCGCGCATGAACGGATCGACGGCCTTGAGAAAGAGGTGATCGCTATAAAGACTGAAGTAAAAATCCAGTTTAAGGATTTGTTTGGCCGTGTGAAGCGGATGGAAAGCATTATGATTGCAGCAACGGCGTCTATTATTGGGCTTTTAGTCGCCGTGTTGACAAAGATGGGCTAAAATTGTGGACCCGGTAAGCATCACCTTGATGGCTACTGGCGCTTACAAGACGCTCCGGGCTGGCCTTGATACTTACAAGGACATTTCCGAGATGGGGCAGTCTTTAGCAACCTGGGGTAAGGCGTGTGCCGACTTTAACCACCTCGAGGAGCGGCAAAAGAACCCTCCTTTCTGGCAAAAAACATTCAAGGGGTCAGACGAAGAGACGGCAATTCTGATTTGGTCAAAAAAAGAAGAGCTTTCTCGAATGAGAAACGAATTGAAAGATTACATTTCATGGCATTACGGGCCAAAAAAATGGGAGGAAGTGCTAGGTATTGAGGCTCAAATGCGCAAACAGCGCAAAGATGAAATCTACCGCAAGCAAGCTCAAATAGATGCTGTGATTAACTTTGCTATCGGAACTGTGATTTTTGCAATTAGTGGGGGCGTTTTGTTTTTGTTTTTCTACTTCTGGGGCCAACATCAGGGGCGTTGGTAGATGTGGTTTTTGGTGTGGTTTGTAGTAATCAATAACAATATCGAACACTATCAGCTCAACCAATTTCCAACTGAAATGGAGTGCAAAGAAGCCCTTGAGGATGCGAAAGTCTTAATAACCACCAGCCAAACGACGGTGTATTGTTTTGAGGTTATACCGGAATAAGCGAGGGAATTACGTTGTGTATGACGAGGATATGAGAGTTGTGATTATCACCCACCACAAACGTTATGCCATTGAGTATGCTAGGAGTTTGAAAAAATGACTGAATATGATCTGAACAAGAACGGTAGGATTGACGCCGACGAGCGCGAGTTGATGCTTGAGGATCGCCGTTTGCGCATGGAAGATGCAGATCACAAGCGCGATGCTAAGCTCCGAATGACGTGGTTCGCTTTGTTTGGTTTGTTGATTTATCCGGTCGGCATCGTTGCGGCAGATATATGGGGATACGACACCACAGGGCAACTTCTTGCTGACATCGCACCTACATACTTCATAGCCATTTCTGGGTTGGTTGCGGCTTTCTTTGGGTTCAGCGCAATGGGAGATAAGAAATGATGAACTTATTAACTTCAGCACTTGGTCCGGTAGCTAATCTTGCTGGCTCTTGGCTCCAGGGAAAAGCCGATAGAAACGCGGCGGCCGCCCAGTTGAAGCTGGTTGAAGCTAAAAGCAAAGCAAAAATCCTATTATCCAAAGAGACATCCACTGCCGATTGGGAGCGGATTATGGCTGAAGGTACGCAGTCATCGATCAAGGACGAGGTGGTGACTTTTGCCGTCCTTATACCCGTCATTCTGTGCTTCATACCTGGGATGGAAGAAACAGTGAAGAACGGCTTCGACCGCCTTTCTGAGCTGCCTGAGTGGTACACATGGCTAGTCTTCACTGTATGCACAGCAGCGGTTGGCATTCGGGGTGGCAAGCAATTTTTTGGAGGTAAGAAATGAAAGAGAACTGGGAAACGTTTTTTGAAATGCTGATAAAGCATGAGGGTGGCTTTACTGACGATCAGCGCGACAAGGGTAACAGCAAGGGTGACGGCCACGGTAACGAAGGCAGCACAATGCTTGGTGTTACTTCGTGGAACTGGGCGAAATATACCGGCAAGCCTGCACCGAAAGAAGTGATGCGGGAGCTGACCGTTGATGATGTTAAGCCTCTTTACAAAAAGAACTACTGGGATGCGGTTAAGGCAGATGAACTTCCTTCTGGTGTAGACGTAAGCTGCGCCGACCTTTGTGTTAACGCCGGACCAGGCCGCGCCGCCAAGATTTTGCAGCGTTCAGTGTCAGCAACGGCTGATGGTGCTATCGGCCCTAAAACCATTGCAGCGGTGTATAACTTCGATCCTGTGGACGTTCTTCACAAATATTATGATGGTCGTGAGGCTTTTTATCGCTCTCTTGACGATTATAAAATCTACGGAAAGGGCTGGAGTAGGCGCAATACTGAAACTCTGGAAAAGGCGCTGGATTTAGCCAATGAGTGAGAACAAGCGTTTTGACGAGCTAGATAAAAAGATTGCTTCGGCGCGCAGGCTTAAAAAAGCTATTGAGTGCCGGACTAGCTTTGTCGATTTTGTTAAGTACACAATGCCTGATGCGGATGATCCAGAGAACATTGACGAAAGCATGTTTAAAGACGCCAAGCATCATAGAGCGTTGGCAAAAGTGCTAGAGAAGGTTGAAAAGGGCCACATTCCGCGCCTAATCGTATCTATGCCGCCCAGGCACGGTAAATCGGAGTTAGTTTCGCGTCGTTTCGTGCCCTGGGTGCAGGGTCGTGATCCGTACCGCAATGTGATCTTTGCTACCTATAACGAAGACTTTGCGAAAGACTTTGGTGCAGATGTCAGAAATATTATGACGTTGCCGCAATACAAGCATGTTTTCCCGAGCTTTGGGTTGCGCAAGGGCGGTGCATCGAAGTCGAGGATACAAACAACGTCTGGCGGCATGTCGGTGTTTGTTGGTCGAGGTGGTTCGATCACTGGCCGTGGCGGCGATTTTGTTATTCTTGACGATCCGATTAAGGATAGCCTGGAGGCTAACAGCCCGACGTTGCGAGAACAGCTGTGGCAGTGGTTTACTCAAGTTTTGATGACGCGCCTTATGACAGCATCAGCATCTATTGTTATCGTTCAGACGCGCTGGCATGAGGATGATCTTATTGGTCGTCTTACGGACCCCACGAACCCGCATTACAGCTCCGAGGAGGCTGCGAAGTGGAAGATTATTAACTTACCGGCATTAGCGGAAGATGAAGACCCTCTTGGCCGCAAGCCGGGTGAACTGTTGTGGCCCGAGCGGTTTGATATGGAGTTTATGGAAGCGCAGCGGCGTCTTGATCCGCGTGGCTTTAGCGCTTTGTATCAAGGCAGGCCGACAGCGGAAGACGGTGATTTGTTTCGGCGCGAAAACATCAAATACTTTAATCGCAAAGACGTTCCAGACGACATGCGTATTTACGCAGCTTCAGATCATGCTGTTGGGGTTGATAAGACGCGCAACGACGCGACGTGTTTGTTGATTGTGGGCGTCGATAGGAACGACGATATATATTTGTTGGATTGCTGGTGGGAAAAGCGAACTACAGACAAGGTTGTGGACGCCATGTTGGAGCTAATGCGCAAGTGGAAACCTCTTATTTGGTGGGCTGAAAAAGGCCACATATCCAAGGCTATTGGCCCGTTCTTGCGCAAACGCATGGGCGAGGAAAAGGTTTACTGCCGGATTGAGGAAGTCACGCCGGTAGCGAATAAGGTGCAGCGCGCACAGTCTATACTGGGCCGTATGGCTATGAATAAGGTATTGTTCCCGCGTCAATCTGTGTGGACTCAAAAGGCAACTGACGAGCTTTTAAAGTTTCCCAATGGGCGAAATGACGACTTTGTAGACACCCTTGCTTGGGTGGGAATGGGCTTGGCTCGACTAACCACCCCTGGAGGTGGTATAGTGAAGTCAGATAGCCGTCCAAAAGTCGGTACGCTAGCGTGGGTTAAGTGGGATTCTGCGCAACGCCGTAAGCAACAATTTTTGGAAAACAAGACTGGTGGTTGGTAATGAACGAAGAAATGATGATAGATACGGCAGACGAAGAGCGGCAAGAGCCTACACAACGCCGTAGTGCGTTAGTCAGTCAGTGGCTGGCAAAGGTCAAACACGCTAAAAAGTTTCACGAAAAGTCGTTTAAGCAGATGCGAACCGACATGGACGCCGTTCTTAATGGCTATGACGCAAAGAACTGGTCTGGTGATAACTATGTTGCCAATATCTTGCAGCGCCATGTTCAACAGCGCACAGCCGCTTTGTATGCTAAAAACCCCAAGGCGGTAGCCAAGCGGCGCAACCGTATGTCCTATGAGTTTTGGGATGGCGATGCTGAAACATTGGCTCAAGCGTTTATGGCCTCTGAGGCGTCGTCGCAAAACGGATTACCCGTGCCGCCAGAAGCCTCGATGATTATTCAAGACTACATGAATGGCAAGAACGAGAGCCAGATGCTCGATAACGTCGCAAAGACGCTCGAAAATCTCTTTGACTACTACATGAAAGAACAGCAACCAGCGTTCAAGGCGCAAATGAAAGCGCTGGTTCGGCGCGTTATTACTACTGGCGTTGGCTTTGTGAAGGTAGGTTTTCAGCGTGACGTTGATAGGGCGCCGGAAGTTGCGGCCAGAATTGCTGACGTACAGGCTCAAGTAGATTTTCTTCGCCGCGTAGCCCAGGAGGCCGAGAAGGGCGAAATCCAAAAGGATGACCCAGAGATCGAAGAGCTTATGCTTTCGATGCAGACGCTACTTGAAGAGCCTATGATTACTATTCGTGAAGGCTTGGTGTTTGACTTCCCAGAGGCTAATTCCATCATTGTAGACCCTCGATGCCGTCAGCTGCGCGGGTTCGTTGGTGCAGAATGGATTGCCCACGAAATGTATTTAACGCCAGACGAAGTAAAAGAGATTTACGACGTCGATCTTAAAGACAAGTATCGCACATATGATATGAAGGGTCGGTCAACTGGCCCATACGATGAATACCGTCAGCGATCTTCGTATGACGATATTAACGGTGAAGGCGCGCCTGATGGTCTGGTTCAAATCTTTGAAGTGTATGACCGCAAGACTGGCGTTCAGTATTGTCTTGCCGATGGTCACAATGACTTCTTGCGTGAACCTATGGGGCCAGACGTAAAAGTCGAAACATTCTGGCCTATCTTCTCTTTGGTGTTCAATGAGATCGAGCATAAAGATCATCTATATCCTCCATCAGACATCAGCCTTTTGATGCCTATGCAGCACGAATACAATCGCGCAAGGCAGGGTCTGCGTGAGCATAGACGCGCCAATCGCCCTAAGTATGCAGCACCAGCCGGTGTCTTGGAGGATGCGGATAAGGAAAAGCTGGCTACGCACCCAGCAAATGCAGTGATCGAACTGCAAGCGTTGGCAGCTGGTCAGAAGGTAAACGACGTTATTCAGCCTGTCGGTCAAATTGGTATCGATCCAAACTTGTACGAAGTACGCACCATATTCGACGACATCCAGCTTGTTGTCGGCGCGCAAGAGGCTCAGTTTGGTGGGCTGTCCCGTGCTACGGCGACAGAGACATCGATTGCCGAAAGCGCGCGTATGTCAACGATGGGCGCAAATGTTGACGAGCTAGACAGCTTTATGTCGGAAATGACGCGCGCTGCCGGTCAAGTCGTTTTGGCGAATTTGTCTATCGATGAAGTTAAGAAGATTGTTGGCCCCGGCGCTGTTTGGCCGGAAATGACACGCGATCAGATTATGGAAGAGATTTATCTGGAGATCGAAGCGGGATCGACGGGTAAACCTAACCGCGCAGCCGAGCTTGCAAACATTGAGCGGATTATGCCGTTCTTGCTGCAAATACCGGGTATCGACCCGAAGTGGCTGGCTAAAGAATTGCTTAAACGTCTTGATGACAAGCTCGAGCTTGATTCAGCGTTTGCAGATAAGATTCCTAGTATTGTTGCAATGAACCAAGCGCAACAACCGGGAACTGGTGATCCAGCTTTGCAGGGTCCACCAGGAGGGGGTGCAGATAATGCACCGAGGCAGCTTCCAGGGGGCGGGGGAGGCCCAGCGCCGATGGGAGCTAATAACCAGTAAATTTTTGCATTTTGTTGATAACTACGATCAACAGATGTAAAATAAAAGGAGAAGGACGCTAAGATGGTTGAAGAAACCGAGGTTGCGGAACCGTCCACCGAGACCGAAGTAATCGAGGACGATAATGCGGTGTCGTCTGCCGCAGAAAGCGAAACCGAAGCGGATTTGTTGAGTGTCATACAAGACGCGATGCAGCCCGAAGAGGAAACAGAGTCGCACTCTGATGACGAGGTTGAGGAACCGGATACGCTTGTAGCTGAGTCTGATGCTGAAAACGATGAAGTAGTCGATGATGCAGAGGATTTTTCTGACGAACCGTTTCATAAACATCCACGTTTTAAGAAAGTATTGGAAGAACGGAACTCATACAAGGATAGTGCTGAAAAGTTTAACGTGATGCAGAATTACCTGATGGACAACCAACTGTCTGGTGATGAAGCCGCAAAAGGTTTGGAGATCATGGCTTTAATGAAAGCCGATCCAATGGCCGCACTTAATGCTCTAAAACCGTATGTGCAGAATTTATCCCAAGCAGCTGGAATTGTGCTGCCGCAAGATATTCAGACCCGTGTTGACGATGGCTACTTAGACGAGGATGCGGGACGCGAGTTGGCGGTTGCGAGAGCTGGAGAGCAAAGGGCTAACGCCCAAGTAAATCAATATGCCCAAGCGCAGCAACAGAACGTCGCGCGGCAGCATATTAACTCGCTGGCTGAAACGGTGACTGCGTGGGAAGAGAAAGCCCGACAGTCCGATCCAGACTTTAACCTCAAGCAAGAAGAAATTGATGACCGAATTAGGGTTATGGTTTCGGAGCGAGGAAGGCCAAATACGCCGCAAGATGCAATATCGATGGCGAAAGAGGCTTATGATGCGGTCAACACCCGCTTTCAAACGCGCTTTGCAGACCGACGCCCAATTAAGACGGCATCTGGTGGCAAAATTGGAGGAAGCCCACAAGCGGAACCACAGTCGTTACAAGATGCGATTGCCAATGCTTTGGGCAACTCATAACACGTTAGGAAAGTAAGATGGCTTTTAGTTCAGCCGAATTGGACAACATCGCTAACGCTGCCCTCGATTACTACATCGATAAAGGCAACGTTTATTCACAATCACTGCAAGACAAGCCTTTGCTTAAAGCAATGGACTCTGGGGCTAAGACATTCCCAGGGGGCAAGGGTGAAATGAGTGTAGCCGTAAAAGGTACTTACACCACTTCAGTTTCTGGATATACGCATAACGATACAGTAACTTATGCAAACCCAGCAAACATCAAGCGCGCAAACTACTCATGGAAAGAGCATCACGCTGGTATTTCCTTGACGCTGACCGAACTTAAAAAGGACGGCATTAGCGTTACTGATAGCACCACATCTTCTGGTGTTTCCAACCACTCTGGGCGCGACCAGACTGTTCTTGCAAACTTGTTCGAAGACAAGCTCGACGACATGATGGAAGGGTACACACGCGGTATCAATGACTTCCTTTATGGCGACGGCACGGCAGACGCCAATGCGATTGCTGGTATTCAGACTTTGGTTTTGGATGATCCGTCTGCTGTTGGTACTACTGTCGGCGGATTGTCTACCGTGTCAAATACATGGTGGCGCAACCGTTCTAACGTTGCGATTGCGACAACCTCAACAGGCCAAGAGCTGATTGAAACTCTTCACTCAGAAATGCGCCAACTCAAGCGTTTTGGCGGCAAGCCTAACGTTGCTGTTTGTGGTTCAGCGTTCCTAGATCGTCTTGGTGACGAACTTCGCCGCAATGGTAACTACTCGCAGACTGGCTTCTCACGCGGCCAGAACATCGCAATGGGCGAGATCAGCTACAACGGTCTGACATTCGCTTATGACCCGACGCTCGATGATCTGACTATTTCTGGAAAAGACCCCAGCAAACGTTGTTACATCATCGATAGCTCTAAACTGTGCATGTACTACATGGACGGCGAAAAGATGAAGCGTCACAGCCCTGCGCGTCCAGCGGATCAGTACGTTATGTATCGTGCTATCACTACTACTGCGGCACTTTCAGCCACACAGCTGAACTGCCACGGTGTTTATGAAATTGCATAATTTCAAAGGGGGGGCGCATTGCGCCCTCCCATCACAATTAGGAGGAAACTATGTTTCAACTTTGCAGATGTACGGTCGCTATTGGTGGGGATATTCGTAGCGTTGTACCAAAAACCCAAGTTACACCAGCTGAAATAATGCTGCTGCAATCAATTCACGGCGCTGATGCTGTGACAAACATTCGTGTCGTAGGCGAACTGGATTCTACAGTTGACCAAGAGCGCAACCGGCTTGGCAGCTTTTACAAAGATGAAAAAGTTGTCGGCATGTTCAACCAGTTTGGTGATTTGCCTGCTACTTTAGAGGCTGCGCGCATCCCAAGCGAGTTGCTTGATCCGTCCTGGAAGCCGGAGCCTTTGAAGCCGATTAAGAGAAGGGCAACTAAGAAGCGCGCCCGTACTGAAAAGGGGCATTTCGTAAAAGATGATCCCGCAACGCCTGAAAACGAGGCATTTGTCGAGGAATAGATCATGGCTAGAGGTACGTCATTAGGGCAGCTGATTGATGATTTAAGGGCGGAAGTCGGGCACTCCTTGCAGCCGAATTTAGGCAAGGCGACACGCGATGTTTTCATTAACATGCTGCAAAGAACGCAAAGGCGGTTGTGGGACGACTACAGCTGGCCTTTTCTTTCCATTACGCGCGACATCGCGATTAGTGCTGGGCAGCGTTACTATGACGTACCTGATGATCTAGTGTTTGAGCGCATCGAGCGCATGGAAACAAAACACGGAGATTACTGGTCAAAGCTCCAATATGGCATTACCGCAGAACACTATAATCAACATGATAGTGATCGCGGCATTCGTTCATCACCTATCCGTCGTTACGACGCATACGAAAACAATCAGATCGAAATGTGGCCGATCCCTTCTAACAACTCTGATGCTGCAACAGGCACAGACAGTGTTCGCGTTCATGGTATCAAAAATTTAAGTCAGTTTACCGGCGAGGCCGACACTGCGGATTTGGATGACCAGCTGATTGTTCTCTATGCTGCGGCAGAAATTCTGGCGCGTCAAAAGCAGGCTGATGCTCAAAACAAAATTGCGCAGGCTCAAGCGCATTACGCGCGTCTTAAAGCGCGTATGGCTAAGACTGAAACCTTTGTCATTGGCGGCGGTGAGCCAGACGGCATGTATCGCCCTAAAGGCCCACCATTGATTGCCACAACAGGAAATAGCTGATGCCTTACATACTGGTCGAAGATTTCCGTGGCGGCTTAGATCGTCGGCGTATGAACGTGACAGCCGCTCCTGGGACTTTGATCGAGCTGAAAAACGCGCACATCACGCGAGGCGGCGAGATTGAAAAGCGCCCTGCGTTTGTCGAGCTTGTCGAGCTGCCGAGTAACACTATCGGCCTAGCCGCTTCTGCTGGTCAAATTTACACATTCGGATCTGATGCAGCGTCTAGCGTCACTTTCCCAGCGGATACGCCGTCTAACGTGACTTACATTAGGTTGCAGCATCCTTCTGGCGAAGAGCTGACTGACGTTCTCAAGGCGACTTTCTACAACGGAAAGGTGTATGCAGCGGCGCAATTTGCGGATGGTCGAATATACCACTACTTCGATGGTGTGCGTATTACTGATTGGTTTGATGGCCGTGCGCGCAATACATTCGAGGTAACTGCCGGTACTGCTGGCGGGACTGCCGCTACAGCTTCTTTGGAGGTAACTGGCGGCACAAGTAACCCCGGCGACGAGCTGCGGATTTTACGGATTAACGCTGTCGATCTAATCAGTAGTCCTGTTTCGCACAATGGCTCGAACAACCTTACAGCATCTAATGTTGCAGCGGCTATCACCTCTGGCCCTAGCGATTACACAGCTCAAGCGGCTGGCAACGTGGTTACGATTACAGCGCCTGCGGTTGGCATTGCTTACAACGGATTTCAGCTTACTGCCGAAGTTGATGGGGCGTTTACTGTTGGCAACATTTCTCACGCCTCTGGCGGCATTGATAACGCGATAACGGCTATTACCGTTGATGGCGTTAATCTCATTGGCGATCAGGTAACTTGGGAGACTTCGCATACCTACACAGCACTAAAAATTGCTGAAGCTATAAATGATTTTGCATCCGGCCCTGAGTATGAAGCGACAAGCGTTAATCAGTTTGTAAACATAATATCTAAAGAAAGCGGATCGAACCAAAACAACAAGGCAGTCTCGATCACAACAAGCGGGGACGTTACCACAGCGTTTGACCCTGTTTCGCAGACTTACTTAGACGGAGGCGCTGATGCAGCTACAATCAACGCATACAGCCCCGGTGCTTTCGTCATCCCGGTCAAAACAAAGATGTACGCGCTGTCAGACAGCTTACTTCACTTTTCGGCTATCGATGATCCGACAGAATGGAATGACACAACGTTGGGCGCGGGTTTTATCAACCTTGCTAACCATTCACGCGGTTCTGAAGACCTTAAAGCGATTGCGACATACTTTGACAACATAGCTGTACTTGCCGAAGAGGCGATACAGATTTGGTTTGTAGACGCTGATGAAGCTCTAAATCAACAAATACAGGTTTTGCAAAACACTGGAACGATTGCGCCCGATAGTGTTGTTGAGTTTGGTGAGAACGACGTGTTTTATCTGTCGCTATCTGGACTGCGCAGTTTGCGATCACGAGACAGCTCGAATGCTGCGTTTGTCGGTGACATAGGCAATCCCATTGACGAGCTAATCGTTGACCAAATTCAAGCTAATCGATCTGTTGCGGAGCTGGCAAAAGCAACGCTCGAACAGCGTGACGGTCGGTACATACTGGCTATTGGCAACAAAATGTATGTGTTTAGTTTCTTCCCGTCGTCAAAAGTGTCGGCGTGGTCTGTTTATGAGCCTGGGTTTGTTGTGGATCAGTGGGCATATGATGGTCGGCAAACGTTGTGCAGAAGCGGCAACAAGCTCTACTCATTGGGCGGTGAGAACGGCAACATTTACGACAGCTGCGAGGTTGTTGTTCAGATGCCGTTCTTGGATGGCAGTAGTCCAGCAACATTCAAGGATTTAACGGGCATTGACGTCACTTGTGAAAACGTCTGGACAGTTTCGATAGCCACTGATCCGCAAGATATAACGGCGTTGGAGGAAGTGGCGACAGTTTTCAAGACGACTTACGGGTTGGGGCGCGCAGCGGTCAACGGTTATACTACGCACGTTGCTCCCAGATTGACGTGTGAAAAGCCCGGTCCAGCAAAGCTAGGAAACCTGGCAGTCCACTATACATCAGCGGAGAGTGGTTAATGTTTTTACGCCATGCGGAGCCTCAAGATATTTTCACAGTCGCTCGAAATATGCGTGAACGGGACTTCCAAGAAATATCAGCACTTCGATATGACGATGATCGAAATGAAATGGCATACAACATTACCAATCAAATTGCAGAGTTTGAAACAGTATATGTTGTTGGAGATACGGAGCCAGTTGCAATTGTTTCATATCTTCCTGTTCGACCTGGTGTCTGGAATTTGGGGATGTTTGCGACTGACAGGTTCAAAAGTGTAGGACTTTACCTGACAAAGCGCATCATTCGCGATATAATACCAGCATTAGATCGAGCCAAAGCGCATCGGGTCGAGGCGTTCAGTATCGAAGGTTACGACGAAGTACACAGTTGGCTGGATTTTTTGGGGCTTGAAGAGGAATGCACGTTGGAAGGCTACGGCAAAAACGGTGAGGATTTCAAGGTTTTTTCCTGGGTGCGGTCAACAGAAGACAGTGTTGTCTGGCGCAATCGGAGGTTGAATTAATATGTGTTTTGGTGGTGGCGGAGACGACTTTCTAAAAGACGAGTACGCTCGGCAAAGAGCCGAAGAGGAAGCTCGGCAAGGGCGGATAACTGAAGGTAAGGCGGCTATCGACGCCGCAATGGCTGGTTACGACGATGACTTTTATGCCGGTCAAGCGCAGAATTACATAGACTACGCGACACCTCAGATTGAGGATCAGTACACGGATGCGATGGGGAGCTTGATCCGCGCTTTGTCCAGAAGTGGCATGTCACAAAGTTCTGTTGCCGCAAAACGTAAGGCTGATTTGCAAGAGAAACTTAACAACGCCCAAGTTGATGCAGCTCGACAAGGCGAAGCGTTTGCTAACGACACGCGATCAGCGCTTGCAGGCGTGAAGAATAACCTCATAGCCCAGAACCAATCTTTAGCTGATCCGACTTTGATTGCCAGTATGGCGGCAAACCAAAGTAATGCAGCTTCTCAATTGCCGTCTTACAATCCAGTTGCTCAGATATTTGCTGATGCAACCGCAGGCTTGGCGACACAGAGCCAGTTAGAAGCGCGCGGTAAAAATAGACATAATATGGCTGAATTGTTCAGCCTCGACGGCGGGTCAGCGAGGAACGTAGGCTAATGAA